GATCTACCTCTCTCCTGTGTTTACCTTTCCATGCTCTCGCACTGTCGCACCAAGGATGAGGTGAAGTTCGTAGACCAGCAGAAGTGGGGCGAATTGACTCTTGAAGGGACATATCATGTCCTGAAAACTTTCGCCAAGAAAACCACTCGTGGTATGAACATCCTTCATCTGAAGTGTGAAGGCGATAGGTTGTCCGCAGAGATGCAGATGATCCCCGGTAAGGCGGAGCATAGGGATAATTTCCTGATTGTTCCTGCCTTGAAGGGATCCGCACTCCACATCCTGCCCTTGGGTAAAATCAAGAAGGATGTGGTGATCGCTGCGCCTCCGAGCATGCGTCCGGACGACGCAAAACGCGAGCTGAAGAGCTCCGGGCCCGCGATAGTGGCCGAGTCGGTGATCTCCCTGGACGATTCATCCTCGTCTTCGTCCAGCACCGCCCCGCAGGGACAGGAGAAACCCGCAGTCGTACAACCTGCGGTAGACACGAGCCAAGAGGAGTTGGATTTCGTGTTAGTGGAGAAGGAAGAGTGCCACTTGGTGCGATACCAAGGAGTCTTCCCCCCGCCTATTCATTGGCAGTGGGTTGACGGATGGTGGCCCTCCACCGCTCCCAGAGATGTCGAGAGTAGAAGGACCGTGGCGAAGACAATCGCCTCGGGACTCCTCTTGCCAGACGTCTGCTCTGCGACAGTGGGGATGGTCCGGAAGTTCAGGGAACTTCCGTTGTACCTCCCCGTCGGTAAGGACGTCAAACATCCTCTCTGCCTTTTGCCACGGAAACAGCTCACCGATGGACAGGGCAGAATGGAGACTGCTTTCGCCGAGGGCGACACCGTAAGTATAGACGGAGTCGCATACCTGGCGGTTGCAGAACAGAAATTTGGCGCGAGCCTCCTGAGGTTGGTATCTGTGGACTATGGTCTGTCGGAGAGTTTCTCCAGATCTGTCCGCAAGACCTTGGGCGGGCTCTCGAGCCAGTTTCTCGGCGCGAAGAGCGTACAGGCATTCGGGGCTGGAGTGCCTAAGTTGAGGGATGAGAGTGTCCGACAGGCCGAGTGGATAGCCGTCGTTCACTCCTCGGTTGACCCACTGGAGACCAGTATCTTGCAACGTTTGAGGCAAGATGCGGCTGCTGCCAAGTATGGTCCCCAGACGGAGAGGGCAGAGGAATGTGCCAAATTTGCTCGCAACTTGCGCAAGGTCTACCCAGGCCTGACGTCCGTTGCAGGCAGGTTCGGCTGGGGATACTGCTACTCCTGTGGTGCCGAGCTCCCGGGGAAATTTAAGGGGCGACTGTGCCGCTGCTGTCAGAAAACCAACTCCTGCAGCGTGGCCCGGGCAGTCGCAGAGGGCGCTAAAGTGTGTTCCATGGCCAAGCCGGTTTTGTACCCCGGCGTTGTACACACAGAGACGCAACACCCAGCATTGAAGGCTGGGACTAAGACCCTCGCTACCCCTTCAAATTTTCGGTTAGCCCCATCGGGATGGAGGCCGCGTTGGCCCGCCCACCGCTCAAGCGCGTCGGCCCGCGCTTGGGGGGTGTGGCCCTAGATGGGGCGATACCATTTGTGACTTCGGCGGGCGTGAGACCCCTGACTGAGGCCATTCTGTACCGAGTCTTTAAGGATGTGGAGCGTAGTATCGACGACGAGAGCTTCTCAGCTGCAGGTCGTCTGATCAACCACGCATACCTTTTAGAAGAGTTCATGCTACCTGGACAGCCAATGGAGACGATGGAGTGGCTCCTGTCCATGAGCAGCTCTAGGCGCAGAAAGGCCTTGATTAAGGCTTACCACGACCTAAACGCGCGGGGATCTTTCCACGTCAAGTTTGACAAGATTGCGGCATTTGTGAAAACTGAGTTGCTGCCATACTTTGCTCAGACTGACGATGGCCCCAATGTCGATCTTAAGACCTACGTGGCTAGATTGATCCAGGCTCCACACGACGAGACGCATATCGTCGCTGGTCCCTGGCTCAAGCCCTTGGTCGCCCGATTGAAGAGCATCTGGCACCACGATAACTGGTTGTTTTACGCCTCTGTGTCACCCGACAAGCTAGACAAATGGGTGCGGAGGCTAAGCGACAGTGTCTCGTGGTACTGGAGCGATTATTCGGCGTTTGATGCGACGTATTCCAAGCAAGCTTGGGAACTGATTGAAGGCATGTACAGACGAATCTATCCGGACGCCCCGGAAGAGTTCTGGAAGGTGCTGGACATCTGGAGGACTCCATCTGGAGACATCCGTTTGAGAAAGGAAGACGTTAAGGTCAAGTACCAGGCAGCGGTCTGCAACGCCTCCGGGCGTGACGACACCGCGCTGGCGAATGCTCTTCTCAACGGAATTGTTCTCAGCTTGAGTTTTGCCGCAGCCTTGGCTAGGAAGCGCGTGGCCGATGTCACGGAGGAAGACCTGAGTGTTGCCGCTGGTTTGGTTGACATTGCAGTGGTCGGCGATGATTCGCTCGTAGCTTGCAAGTTCGATGTCTCCAATTATACCGCGGACATCCAGAGGAATATTGAGAGCTTTGGACTGAGTGTGAAGGCTGAACACTCGCATGAGCTTGCGGATGTGACGTTCTTGGGTATGATGCCTTACCCGGTGGCTGGAACCCTATGTTGGGGTCCCACCATCGGACGTCGCCTGTA